CACCCTGCGGCCCCGCCGGCCCGATCGGCCCTTGCGGCCCCGGCACCGAGCTGGCGTCACCCTGCGGCCCCTGCACACCGGCCGGGCCAGGTGGCCCCATCGGCCCGACCGGGCCAGGCGGCCCGCCGGGATCCCCATCGGCACCAGGTGGGCCAGGTGGGCCAGGCGGCCCCGGCGCACCGTCCGCACCGTGCGGGCCATAGGGCGCCACCTGCACCACGATGTCAGGCACCGAGGTGCCGAGGATGATGGTCATCGCGTGATGCCGTCGAACACCGTCAAATCGATTTGAATGCAGATCCGGGTATAGCGGTCATCCTTGCCGCGGATGTCGCCGATGTATTTGCCCGCGGCGAGCTGGCGCATTTCGGCAAACCCCACATTGATAATCAGGTAGCCGAAATCGGGCGGCTCACCGATGGCAATCGAGCCATCCGCGGTCGTGGCATTTACGATCACCTCATGCGAGGGCGCGCTGCGCCGCACCTCCATTTCAAATTCGATGCCGCGTAGGTCGACCTGCGGCAGCTCCTCGGGCAGCTCGCCGGTGTCGACCACATACTTAATCGACTCGATCCAATCTTCCGAGTTGCCGGTTTCGATGACCAGCGAAAGCAGCGGCAGCGCGAGCAGATTCGTGGTGACGATAGGAGGCGGCATCGCTGGCATGAGCTGGCGCCTTATGCAATCGGTGTGATGGCCGGCGGCCAAATCTGATCCGCGGTTGGATCCGTGGGCATCGCGGTCCACGCATTCGCGGCCGAGCGAACATCGTTGACGTATTTCCAACCCCGATCATATTCGCCCTTGAACGTCAATTCTGCCGGCGGCCAATTCGTGGAGTCGGCGCCGTACTTGGTGATGTTGTCCTGATAGTGCGCGGTGTAATTGCGCTGTTTGTAATCGGGGAAAGCAAGGTTAATGCGCCTGCTGGCCTCATAGCTAATGACCGGCACGTAATCGTCGCGCCAATGCGGCACCAGGATTGTGCGTTGATTGTCGCGGTCGTTGAAAATCAGATTGTCGGCCAGCAACATTAGCGTGAATTGCGGCCCCATGAATCCGATGGTGAGAATCATGCCGTTGCCGTAGGTCGCGGCCACGCGCACCGGGTTTTCCGCATCCTCGATTGCCAGGTCGGCGCGATAAACGAATGTCTGTGCCATTAGGTTTTCCTCCTCATAGTCCATCCTCGACGAACAGCCCGCCGTAGGCGTTCATGTAGCCGGGCGCGGGTGAGCTGGTGCCCCACCCGCCATAGGAACGCGAGTTTAGTGCGATGAGATAGGACACCCCGCCGACCGAAATATCGAAACCGCCGTTGCCCTGCGCCTGCGACGAATGCAAGGTGAATTCGGCAAAGTCATAAACCGAGACTCCGTTGCTGCCGTTGTAATTCACCCACGATTGAAACGTGGTGATAACCGAATTTTGGTTGACGCTGGCGCCGTACACGTTGCCGAATGTCCCGCTTTGGTTAAACGCCAATTTGGCGCCGCCGGTGGCCTGGAATCCGTTGCGGAAGCAGCCGCACGCAAAGCAATTTTGCAGGATGAGCGTGCCGGCCCCGGCATAAAATCCGATGTCGAGCCCCCAACATGACACGTTTGAATAGTTGACATCGCGGCCGCTGCAGCCGTTCCACTTGCCGATGCCGGCGCCGCTCCAATAGTTCGGCCCGGTCACCAGCATGTCGGCCACGGTCGGCCGGCCGGATCCGGCCACGCTGGTGATGCCGAAACCATCGGTCGCCGGCATCACGATCTCGGTGCCGTACTTGTTGCGCAGCATCGCAATGTTGTTCGCCGAGTCGGCGGTGCGCGCTGCCGGCGTGTTGCCGGTTTGCGCAAAATTGCCGCTGCTCAAAACGCCAGGCGATTTCAGCGTGCCGCGCACGGTGATGCGATCGGCGTTGCCGTGGTTGATAACGAATGGTGGATATTGAATCGGCGCCTGGCCAGCCGGCGCGCCCGCGAGGAGCACCGTCACCATGGCGTTCTGCGCGATGATCTTGCGCCGGATGGCGAGCAGCGCATTCTCAACCGAGCTGTATTGCGCCGGCACGTTAATGGTGGTGTCGGCGCTAATCAGCGGGTTGGGTTGGATCCACCAATTGGTGCCGTCGAATACATACAGCACCACATCGCCGGCCTGCATGTCGCCCTGAATGAGCCCGGCCAGGCCGCCGCCGTTGGCCTTAATCGGAAAGTCAACGCCGAGCGCATTCACGCGCAGGATGCTCGAGCCGGTGTTGGTGTTTATCTGTTTGACCAGCACGGCATCGCCGGCCGTTGGCAGCACGTTAATGGCGGGCGAGAAATTCGCCTGCACGATGTTCGGTGTGGATGAAACGTCAACCGTGTAGGGAATCTTAATCAGGAATTCGACAATGTCGCCCTGGTCGACACCGCCGAGGCCAAAGAAATTAACCAGTTGAAACGCCGCACCATCATAGACCAGCTCGCAGATCCCGCCGGCCGGCAGGTCACCGGCGCCGGTGCTGCCGCCGTTCATGAGCTTGATTGGCACCCGGCCGGCGCCTGCGTCGATGGTCGAGCCGCCGGTGCAGGTTTCGCGGATCTGCACCTTTAGCGGCAGGCCCACGGTGTAGGCATCGAGCGGCGGATCGAGCGCGACCGATAGCGTGTTGACGCTGCCGGTGTCCTGCACGTAGTTGGCGCGCTGCGAGCGCACGCCTTTGAGGAGCTGCCCGAGGTCGGCCGCGTCCGGCGCAATCTTGTTTTTCGTGATGACGTTGACGATCTCGCGCATCGGATGTTCAAACGCCGCCGCTGGCGGGATCGAACCTTGCCGGCCAATCGATGGATCGCCGTTGATGTAGGGCGAGTCCTGATCCGAGACTCCATAGGGTTGCACGTATTTCATCGCGGCTTCCTCATCTAGGGCGTGCCATACATGGGATCGTTTGTTGCAGGCGATTGCGAGAAATCAAACACCAGCTCGGTGTGAGCTGGCTTCCACCGTTTCAGCAGACATTGCAGATCCTCGGGTATGCCGAGGCGAACATGCGGATCAACGCCGGCCTGGCCGGAGGCGGCGCGAAACCACGCCACCGAAACCATGCCGACATTCATTGCCCAATAGAAACGCATTTCCGGCGGGCCGATGTACCAGCGGAATTGCTTGGTGGTGTCGAGGATGAAATGATCCCCGTCCATTATCGGCGAGCCGTTCTCATCCACCTTGACCGGGCGAGTCTCACCCACCTGCGATATGCCGGCCATGAACGGCGCCCACTCTTTGACGGTGAGCCCGCTATAGCCGAGGTATTCCATCAACCCGATGAAATAGGCGCGCGACTGTGCGCCGAGGTAGGTCATGTAAAGCACCAGCATGCGCTGGCGCTCGCCGAGCGTGGTGGCCTTGGGGAAACAGGGATCCGGCAATCCCCATGCTCTTTCCCAATCTGGCAGCAGGCCGGTATGTGTCGGCGGCCACGGCCCGCCTATCGTGGTTTTGCGCGGATCGGTTTCGATCTCGAGCAGGTCGGCGGCGCGGTTGTCGACATAGCCCCAGATCTTCGCCAGGCCGCGGCATGTTTTGTAGAGCACCGACTCCGGCTCGCGCGGCCAGGCGATGCCCTGCGGCAGCAACCGCATGAACGGCGCAATGTAATCCTCGCCCTCGCGGCGCACGTGCCGGTCGCGTGCAGGCCAGGCGAGATAGCGTGCCATGTTTTAGAAACCGTAAACGATATCGGCGAGCACACCCATGTGCCCCGGCGATTGCATCACATCGTCATTCCAATCGAGCAGGTCGACCGATAGAACGCCGGGCGTATTCATCACCGCTTGCGCTTTCCAGGCGGCAAAGATGGTTTGGCCTGGCGCGGCAAATTGCATGAACATGGCGTGCAGGCTGGCCTCGATCGCGGCGCGCGTTTCGGTGGTGTCGGGGTTGAGCTGGCCGAGGTGCACGTCGACAAATTGTTTAACAGGCGCCAACACCCAAAAATCCTTCACCGCCACCGGGCGCACCGAGTCGATGTAGGTTTCGACCGCATAGAGATCCTCGCCGCGCGGCCAGCCGTCATTATCGGCGCGCAGGTCATCGAACAGGCAGCGCACCGTCACCGTGCCGATGCCCATCTCGAGCGGTGCGCACCAGCATCGCGTCACGCCAGGAACAGAAAGCCCCCACCGAATAAAATCGGAGGTCGATCCACCCTGCGGTGGTTGGCGAATGCGCTGCAGCACCCGCATGCGCAGGTCATCATCGTTTTCGATGTCGGTGCCGCCGGTAAGAGTCACCACCGTGACGCCGGTTGTGACGCCGTCGATGGCCGGCTGCACCGATAGCGTGTCGCCGGCCTCGCGGTTGCCGGCGGTGCCGGCGTCGAGCGCCCGCACCCGCACCTCGACCGCGGCGCCATCCGATTGCGTCACCGCCAGCTCGATGGTTTCGTAGGCCACCAGGTTGTTGCCCTCGAGCCGGGTGCCCATCGGGATAACGATGCCGCCCACGATGCCGGTGAATGTCACCGAGCCGGTGGCATAGGTGGCCATCTTGCGCCCGACCACGCCGCCAGGCCCGACCAGCCATATGTCACCGTGTCGGTCGAGCCATTCGGTTTCGGCGGTGTCGGGTAGCTGCTGCAGCGAGAGCCAATCGATGTAGCGCAGCACATGATGCGCCAGGCCGGCCTTGGCATCGGCCATCACCCGCAGCACGTTGTTGCCGATAAACGCCGCGCCATAGAGGCTCGCGGTGATATCGTCGCGCACCATTTCGCGCACCTTGCGGAGCGTTGGCGTTGACCAGGGCATGATTGATTCCGAGGATTAGGGCAGCGGGTAGCCGGTAACGAAACGATCCTTGCTGCCAACCGGGATGGGCTCGCCGGTGACCTTGTCCCATAGATACTGATAACGCAGCTCGATGAGGCGCCGCGGCCCGCGCCACATCACAATGCTAACGGTGATCTCATGGCGGCCGGTGCGCACGGCGTCAACGTCAACGCGCGAGCAGATCCGCCGATCGATGAATGGCTGCAGCGCCTCGCGATTGTACGCTTTCGCCCGCACCAGGGTTGCGCCCTCCCACGAGAATTGATCGGAGATCTTGGCGCGCATGAGCAGCCAATTTTTCGAGCCGATCGGCCAGCCCTGCCAGATCTGCTCGGCATCCATATCGCCCCACCAGCCGCGGCGATCCTCGCTGTCGAGATCCGGCAGCGGCTCATTGAGATCCGCGAGCGCATCGGTGCCGATGGCCACGCGCACCGCGGTGGCAAGCTCCTCCTCCTCGCTCAACGTGCCATCGGCGAGCTGCAGCCAATCCATGAACGTGCCGCGCAGGTCGACTTGCTGCTGCAGCTTTATGTCGGTCATGGTTCATCCTTGCGGCGATAGGCCTGCTCGCATTGCAGGTGCAGGTAGATGAGCTGGCCGTCGATGGTGCGCAGCAGCACCTCTTGCCGATACTGCGGCGGCCGCTCATGCACGCTGCCGGCGCCATCCTCGAGGTGGCACCAGGCGCATAAAGGGCGAGCAGCTCCGGCCATGTCACCAGCCCGTTGTCACGTCATACGCGATGACGGCGTCGATATCGGTGAGCGCAGAAACCTGGTTGATCTTGGTATTCTTTTTGATGTTGAGCGCGTTGGTGCGCGCCGCAATGCCGCTCATGATTGCCAATTGCTCGGCCGGCGTCACGTTGACCGGCGCGGTCGAGCCGAGCGGGATCCATTGCACGTTAGAGGTGGGCACCGGCGGCACGTTATGACCTGGCACATAGGTCACCGTGCTAAACGTGCCCGGCGCAACGTAGGGCGGATATAGCGTGCGATGCGGATTGTAAGCAAACCCCACGCTCGAGTGGCCGATGCCCCCACTTAATCCAGGTGTTGCAGCATCGATAGGGTAAGAGCCTTCACCTAGTGGAACGTTCCAGCGCGCGGTTTGCAGTTTGTTATTGATGTTGTTCGCGCCATCGCCATAAACCCCAAGCACGACTCCGTTGATGTAGCCCACCAGCGCATTGCCTGGATCGACGGCGTGCCCGTCGATGTCATCAAACGCCGCATTAGCGGGATTTACGATCCCGGTTCTAATTCCATCGATCGTCGCATTCGTGTCGGTCACCAGTTGGTTGCCAACCGGCGCAATGCTGGTGTTGATGACATCGGATAGGTGGGCGTTGATGTCGTTAATCAGCTTAGTGAGCGCCGTCACCAGCGCGTTGGCCGTTGCCGTCACGTTCTGCAGGCCGGCCGCGGTCGATGCGAACAGCGTTGCGTCGGTTGCGTCCCACCAGTAATCCCCGGCCGCAACCGGATAGTGAAAAGGCGCCTGGCGTTTGGACTCGAAGATCTCGCGGATGAGATCCACCTGCACCTTTTGGGCCTGCGGCAGCAGCAGCGCCTTGGCTTTGATGAGCTGCAGGAATTGCTGGAACAACGGCGCGTAGGGAGTCAGGTCGATGAATGTCTCGCGCAGGCCGTTGAGGTTTTCGCCGTCATCCGATTGCCGCTCGATCTCGCCCTTGCCCTCGCTCCATTGAATCATCCACACATCGGGCGCGAGCGTGGAAAAATCCATGCCCTTAACCGCGGCGTTGTCGACCGAAAACACCTGCGGCGGATCCGTAGTGAGCCACCAGCGCACACGCTCACCCCTCTTTGCAATACTGGTCTTTTTTGACTAGCAGCGGCGAGGTGCACCAATTGCCATCCTCATCGTTGAAAATTCGATGCTCCTTGAACCTAATATGCACATGCTTGTCGGTGGTCTGCGCCGATTTCTTTTTGTCTTTCTCATAGTGAATCGTGCTGTCAGATCCGCCCTTCTGCGTGCCGTATGATTGGCCGTGCTGCGAATAGGTTTGCGTGCCGTTCTGCTCGAGCGCGACCTGCGATTTCTTGTTGTCATCCTTGGCCGATTTCTGGCCCATGGTTTTCTTTTTCTTTTGCGTGCCGCCGCCGCTGCCCGAGGTGCCGCCGCCAGCACCGTTGGCCTGCTGCTGCTGCGCTGGCGTTTGCTGCTGGTCGCTCTGCTTTTCCACCAGCGCGATGCGCATCACCTTATCCGAGCGGGTTGAGATATAGGTGCCGTCCTTGGAATAGAGCATTTGCTGCCGGTCATCTTTGAGCCGGTGCTGTGCGACATCGCCCTCCTCAAGCTCGAGCAGCCGGTGGCGGCGGTCGCCGACCGAAATGATGACCGGATGCGAGCGCGAGCCGTTGAGGTAGAGCACGATGGCCTCGGCGGCATCGCCCTTCGGCTGCTCATTCTCCTCGCCTGGCGTGCCGCTCCCACCGTCACCCGCCTGCTGCTGCTGTTGCGGCTGCTCCTTGTCCTCCTCCTCATCCTGCTTGGCCGGCACCGAGGTGCCGCCGTAGTTCTCGGCGTATTCCACATCGCTTGCGGTTTCGCCGGGGAACACATCGATAAATTTGGCCTCGGCCCATTGCGGTTTTGAATTCAGCTCGCGCAGCGTGGCGCGCGAGGCATAGCTTTGCGCGCGTTGCGATGCGTTGCGCAGGCTTGTGCGTGTCACCATGTTGTTAATCCCTCCTCTTTAGAATGGCGTATCGCCGCCTGGCGTGCCGGTGCGCGGCGGTGCCGATGGTGTTGTCGATGTCGACGTGTTGCCGGTGCGCACATCATGTTTGCCTTCGGTCTTATCCCCGTCCTTGTCATCATCGCCCGGCCGTTTCAGCTCGAGCGTGGTGCGCGTGCCGCTCTTGTTGTCTTGCGTAAACGTTGCGCTCACCAGATCGAGCGACTCATCCACAATCAACATCGGCGATTTGACGTGCACTTTCTCGCCTGGCGCCCACAGCCCGCCGCCGCCAGGTTTGAGCCAGCCCTGCACCACGATGGTGACTTGGAGCTGCTCGGCGCCGCGCTGGTTGCTTTCCATCTTGTTGCGCCCCTCGGTTTCGGCTTTCGTGCCGGGCATTTCGGCCGGTTGCCGATTGACGGCCGGGACACCCTTGCCGCCGGTGCTCACATTCGAGGTTGAGCTGCTCTTATTGCCGTGCGTGCCCTTGGCAATTGACGTGCGCAGATCATAGCCGGGCTCTTGGTTGGTGGTGTCATTCGGCCCGCCGCCGCCTTTGATGGTCATCACCTCGCGGCCCTCGAGGATATTGACTCCCTCCACCAGGCTGGTGCCGCCGCCGGTCCACGCCATTCGCGCGGTTAGGTTTCCTTCCTTGTCGGTGCCCAAGGTGATGCCGCGCTGGCGCGCCAGCATTTCGAGAAAATCAAACTTGCTCATGCCAGGCGGGATCGAGGCGCGCCGAAATGGCATGTTATTCAACCCGGTTTTTTCCACCACCTTGATTGGCTTTGCGACCTCATCGGCAATTTTTTTCCAAGGCTTGTCGCGAAACTCGTTGCCGTTTTTGGTCATCGCCGTGCCGTCGACCAGCGCCTTAGTATGACTCACGCCGATGATTTCGATGCCGTGCTGCTCGGCGGTGTAGGCCACCTGGCGAGTCTCGACGTAGCCGGTGATGGCGAGCTGGCCGGCCAGCGTGATGGTGCAATGGTCACCTGGTCGGATCTGCAGGTCGGCGAATTTGCTCGAGAGCGGTTTGCCCTCTGACACCGTCAGCTTAAACGTGTTGTTGGATTCGCCCTCGGCGAGCTTGACCTGCACCGATTCCCAATCGCGGAAACGCTGGCCCTTTATGGTTACCTCTGCGACCTCCTGCGCTTTGAACGCCATGGCTCACGCGCTCATCGCCCGCAACGTGCGTTGCATGAATGCCGGGTGCACGATCTTGTTTTCGGTCACCAGCTCATCGCTGCGGTCGCCCTCGCCGTAGATGTATTGGCTTATCGCCAGCGCCGGCATGGTGGCGGCCAGCTCATAGCCGAGCATGCGCGGCAGCGGCCTGGCGGTGTCGGTGAGGTAGCGCGTGATGGCCGCGCATAGGTTGATGAATGCCTGATAGGCCGGGCCGCTCATGGTGTCGGCGATGATGTGCTTTATGGTTTCAAACCACCCGACCATGCGGCGCATGGTGGCGTCGACATCGTCGCGCGATCCGAACGGCGTTGCGCGAATGATCCGGGCTTCCTGCGCCAGGGCATAGATGAGGCAATTCTGCACCACCGAGGTGGAGGTGAGCGCGGTCGGCTTTTCATTGACCAGGCCGGCAATGACTCGATCCATCCACATGAGCGTGATGCCCGAGGCGGTGGCCAGGCTAAAGCATTGCAGCAGCCGGCCGGCAAACGTGCCGTCGATGATGTAGAGCGAGCCGCGCGCCATGATGTCGCCCGCGCGCAGCCGCAGCTCGGCGCCGGCCCGGCCTTCCTTGCCGGTGAATGCGAGCAGGTTTGCGAGCGTGCGCGCCACGATCTCATCGATCTCTTGAAATTCGGTTTTAACGCTCATGGCGGTATCGTGCCCGCGGTGCCACCACCTGGCGCGAGCGTGCCGGTGGCGGTGCTCATCGAGCTGCTCGCGCTGGTTTCGGCTGCGCCTGCGCTGTCGGTCAGATTGGCGCCAGCATCCATGATCCCGGCGCTCGCCGGCATGCCGGCCTCGACAAATTGCATATCGAATTCGACATAGCCGCCGGCCGTGCGCTTGTCGCTGTAGCTGTAGCGTTCGCATTGCACCAGCATGGCGCCGAGCGTCGGATGAATCAGCATGCCGGCCTCATCGGCCTCGAGCGCGCCGAGCAGGTTGCCGATTTGCGAAAGCAGATTCCCGCCAATGCCCTTGTCGCGCAGGATCAGATAGCCGTTGAAATTCCACCGCACCGCCTCGCGCCCCATGTCCTCGGCATAAGGAATATTGCGCTTCGGGTATTGGTGCAGAACGGTGCGCCGGCCGCTCGCCCGGCTCGATGTCTCAACGTGAAACACCGCACCGCGAAAGCTCGCCGGCACCAGGTTGTCACGCCATACGTTTCTAATGTCGCGGATGCTGCCCATGGTTTAGGCCGGCGATTGGATCCGGCCGCCGCCGGTGGGATCCATTTCGCGATTGATGGTGGTGCTCACGCCGCCGCTGCTGTCACGAATGGCGCTCTTAACGCCGCGCGGGCCGCGCAGGTTAATGTCGAGCTTTAGCCGGCCGGCGCGAGCGCGAGCTGCAAACGATGGCCGCTCGGCTTCGTTCGCCCGCTGCTTCCGCAGGTATTCGTCAAAGTCTCTTTGCGCTCGCTCCTGCTTTTCCTTTTCGCTCACGCTGCCGGGCAATGGTTGGCCGGCGCTCACCGGCGTGCCGTATGGCATATTGAGCGACTGCCGCGGATCCGTGGTGCCGCGTTGCCAGCTTGTGCTCGGATGCTGGCCGCGCTCGAGCGCCTGATATACCGGGTTGGGCCGACCGTTCGGCAAGGTCGGGTGAATTTCCTCATAGTGCAAATGTCGCCGGCCGATAATGCCGAGCGGCATTCCTTGCGTAACGGTCTGGCCTTGGCTCACAAGACTCCGGCCGTGGTAGGCATAGCGTCGGTAAACGCCATCGGTGCCCTTCACCACAGCATAGTGGTCATAACCGCCGCGATTATAGCCAACCTCGGTCACCACCCCGTTGGTCATCGCCACGGCCGGCGAGCCATCCTCGGCACGCCAATCAACACCGGAATGCGGGCGGCCACCACGCCGCCCTGCGCCGTACACGTTGGATTGATTCTCGCCGAATTTTCCGGTGACCGGCGAAACCAGGCCCTCGGGCGGGCTTCCGGTCGTGTTGGGTTGCGGATTGGCCGGCGAAATTTTTGGATCTGCCGGCGGCACATTCGGATTGGCTGGCGGCACCTGCTGCCCGCGTTTGATGCGTGCACCGGCATCGCGCGCAGCTCGCCATTGCTCATCGGTGAGCGGATATTCCTCCGAGCTTTTTGTTTCATAGCGCGCCATGGCCTTGAGGAATTTCAGGCCATCATCCGACATCAAAAATTCGCGGGTGATCCGCGTGTTGACCGGGATGCCGGTTTGCTGCTCGATCCAGGGCGCATAGCCGCCAGGCGTGCCGTGGCTCACCCATTTGCCGATGAGATCCCACATCGTTTTATTTGCATATAGCGGGCTTTCGAGCATTTTGCGGATGACGGCCGCAGCGCCGGCCTGGCCGCTCGGGAAAATCGCGGGCGTGTCATAGGGCGTGATCTTCCTGCCCGGCACGCCACCCTGCTGCGCAGCATATTTGTCGTGCCACATATTAAACGGGTTGTTGAATCGACGGCCGGCCGGCACCGATTTGTCGCTCAATTGCGCCTCGGTCGGCAGCGGGCCTTGCCCGATCCTAAATTCATCATCCGCGGGTGACACCGTGGTGTCGGTCACGCGCGCCGGCCGCGGCGAGGCCGAGCTGCCCGGCGAGCTGCTGCGCGTTCGGCCACCAGGCCCACCGCTCGAGGCCCGGCGCGGCCCACCACCGCCAGGCGGCGCGCTGGTGACGCGGCCGGCAAACCCCGCCATCGGCCCGGCGCCCGAGGCATCGGTATTCAAACCGAGGGCCGCGATGTTCTGCGCCAGGCGCGTGACGTTGTCGGTCACCGTGGCCACCGTGGTGCGCAGCTCCTCGGTGTCGCCGGCTTTCAAGTAACCAGGTGGAGGTTGCCAGCCGCCGGCCACGCGATAGGGCGCAGCATTCTCGGGATCTAAATCGCCGAGGTCGCTGCGCCTCCCTGGTTGGGTTTCCTGCGGCGCCGGATAGGGCCGGCCGCGCCGATCGCGGCCATAGGGTGCGGGATTTGGCGCCGGTGCTGGTGTCGGCTGCGGCGCGCCTGGCTGGCCGCTGCCACCGCCACCACCAGGCCCGCGCACCGCCGGCCCCGATGGCCCGCCGGCTGCGCCTGGCACGCCGGCTGCGCCGCCTGGCATCGCTCCACCGCCGCCGGTGCCCATGCTGGTGAATGCGCCCATCCCGAGCAGCGGCACCACCCACGCGGCGGCGCCGATCGCCAGCAGGCCGGCAGAGATAGCGCCGAGGCGCGTCACCAGCAGGCCGAGCACGGCCGCGCCGGCCACGGTGCCGATGACGGTTTTCCATCCGCCGATTTGTTGAACGATAGGATCCAGCCCGGTGAAAAATTTAGTGAGCGCCTCGATGATGCTGGTGATGCCAGCGGAAACGGCCTTCCAATCGATGTTAAGCGAGGCCAGCCATTCGCCGAATTGCTTGACCACCGCGGCGCCTGGCCCGGAAACGAATTTATCGAACGCCGCGACTAATTCGGTCATCGCCGGCAGCACAGCAATTGCCGCGGTTTTCTTGACGTTCTCGAGCGTGATTTGCAGCTTGACCAGCTCGAGGTTTAGCTTTTGCGCCTCCTCCTCGGGCACATGAATTGAATCGACCAGCGCCTTTTCATCGACCTGCAGCGCCTTCGACCAGGCCGGTGACATGCCGGCAAAATCGGCGATGAATGATCGGCCGCGGCGGTCGACCACCTGGCTCATGCCGCGGATGTATTCCTCGATGCCCGCTTGCGTGCCGCCGGTTAGCGTTGCGCGCCGCACCCGCTGCAGGAATTCCGGGCCGCCGATGCTCTTATAGATTTCCGCAAACCGGCCGGCCTTCACCCCCTTAACCGCCAGCTCATCGATGATCTTGGCGAGGCCAGCGATTTGCCCCTTTGATTGCTCGGCGGTGAGCCCCACCGCCATGCCGCGCGATATGAGCTTGTCGAATTCTTTGACGGTTATGCCGAGCGATGCAGAGGTGGCATTCATCTGCAGCGTTTCGCGCGATAGGTTGCCGAGCGACTCCGTGATCTTGACTATGCCAGCGACCACACCGCCGCCGAGGAAGGCGCCCGCGCCGGTTAGTCGAACAATACTCCCAAGCTCATTGCGCACCCGCTGCGCCACGCGCAGGCCCGAGGCCAGGCCCGACTCCATTCCTTTGAACCACTCGCGCCCGCCCTCGGCGCGCATGCGCTGGCGCATGCGTTCCACACCCGCCGACACTTCGTCGCGGATGATGATCTCAACGGTTGGAACGCGCGATGCCATTTATTGAAAGCTCAAAGGATTGTGTTGCGGCTGCGTTGCGTTTTGCATTTGCACCGCGCCGTCGAGCGGTTGCGGCTTGAACAGCGAACTAGGATCCCGCGCCGGCTGGCCGAGGCCGCCCACATCGATGTCGATGCTCGCGCTCCCATTCATGCCGCCGCCGCCGTCACCGGCCAGCGCCTTAATGATGGTATCGCCGCCACCGGCGCCCTGGCCGCCGCCACTAGGCACGGCGTCCTGCAGCCCGCCCGGATCATAGCCGCGCTCGGTGAGCTGGTTGGTGAATTTGGTAACCAGGCTCGGCCATAGCCGATTGGTGTTGCCGGGATCGTTGGAGGCCTGGCCGCCTTTCGATGGTGAATAGGATTCGGCCAGCCCCTCGAATGTGCCGCCACCGATGGCAAGATTGCGCGCAACGGTTTGCGCCGTCTTATCGATGCCGGCGCCGATATCGGGAAATTTCATATGCTGCTTGCCGCCGCGCACCATGAGCCCGCCGGGATTCATGTTGGCGAGAATGACGCGGCTCATTCCAAACGGGCCGCCTGGCTGCTTTGATTCAAATGACATGATGCCGGCGAGCAGCGATGGCGAAACACCATGCGCCTCGGCCGCCTGCACGATGCGCTCATATTGGCCGACCATCGGCCCTTGGTTGAACATGGTTTGATAAGCGCCGCGGCTTAGGCCGGCGCCGAGGCCGCTTTCGCCTGGCGTGCCCTCCGGCCCGCCGATCGCGGTTTGCCCGAGGTAGTCGGCGAGGTGGCCGGTCCCTATTGCCAGCTCCTCGAGCTTATCGTTTAGGGCCTTGCGCTCATTGGCATCGGTGGCCGCGGCCGCGCGCTGCTCCTGCTCGGTTTGCGGCTTGCCCTCGCCGCTTTGCTTTTGCGGCTTAGGCACAATCATCGGCCAGGATTTTTGCAGCTCATCGAGGTTTTTCTTTTGCTCATCGGTGAGGCCTGGCTGATCGCTCAACTTGCCCGGATGTTTCTCGAGCGCCTCTTTTTGCCGGCCTTCGGTGTCGACCAGGTCGCGGAACCATTTCGCGCCAAAATACATGGCGACGAGTGGCAGCAGGCGCAGCACCCATGCCAGTTTAGAGATCCCGGTGAGGCCGGCCGCAACATCAATCAACCAGGCTGCGAATTTGATCCCGACCAGCACGCCGATGGCCTGCGGCCAGCTTAGGCCGATGCCTTTGATAACAGTATCGGCAGCGGTGAATGCCGCCTCCAATGCTTTGAGCGCCGACTCGAGGCCGCCCTCTTTGATCCAGGTGCTTATCGCCTTGCTAACATCGCCCGCGATCTCGCCGAGCTGCTTGGAAAACTTTTGCCCGGCCTCGGTCTGCAGATATTCGCTTAGTGATTTGGTGATGGCGGTAATGGCGGGCAGCATTGCCCCGGCGAGGATCTGTTTGATGTTTTCCGAATGGCGCTCGAGCTGCATG